TCACTACCTTGCAATTCTTCAGGGGTTGAACCCATGTTTTGTTTTGCAACTGAATCGCCATCAAAGTGAGCACGAGCAGCCATTGTGTCTACTCCTGCACTCTTTAGAGTGTCTTCCATCCAGTTTAGGTAATCTGAAGAGATAACATCAGAGAATTCTTGTGATTTTTCGACAGTTTCCTCTTTTTTCTTGTCATCTTTCATGGATTCCTTATCCTTGCTTTCATCTTTTTTATCTTCAAGGAAAGCAGGTTTTTCACCTTTTTCCATTGAGTCAAGACGTGACTCTAATCGTGTGAGCACGTCGGTCATCTGGTTCATTGTGTCATCTTCTGTCATTTTATTCACCTTATTTTTTTCTTCTTGTTTATCTTCCTTTAATATTCTGAATGTTGCTTCTGGGTTTATTCCTTTTTCACAAATTGTGATTTCATGGAGTTCGAGTTTACTAATTTCTTGATAATCGCCATGTTTAGGGTCTGATTTTCTGACTCTCTTGAATGCCTGTCCACCTATACTAAAGCCACGTAAAGCACCTTTTCGTATTTCGGCAGCGACTTCTTTGGCTTTTTCAATGTCGTCACGTAGTTTTATTACAACAAACATTCCGACATCGTCAACTTCGCTTTTCCACAACCTCCCTTCGCTATCCGTATAATTTGGAATGACATCTCCTACTTGTATATTTGAATGTGCTAACTGTACGTTTCTATATGATGGATTTTGCATGAATTTTGTAAATCCGTCTTTTAACGCTCCCTGTGTTATTAAGTCCCCTTGCTTGTCTACCAGTTCAACACTGGCATATCCTGCAACAATGAGTTCATTCCCTGCTTTAAGCAAACTGATAGGTTCATCAGAAGGTTTGTACTGGAGTCTCGGCTGCACACTAATTCCTGTTTGGTTTGTTATGATACTTATATGAAACGGTTCAATAAGTGTCTAAGTCTTCTTCAATTTCTTCATGATTTTCTTGAGAAATCTTCATTTTTTTATGTCTACCGGGATATTTTTCAGGTTTTTCCATATCTTCAGTGGGTCTTTCCTTCATATCCCAGTCAGGCATACTTTCTTCAGACGTTAAACGGGTAGGACCACGAGGGCTTTCTATCTGTGCTCCTACATCAATTCCTAAACCTCTACCAGCCATGTTACTGTGTCCTTTTTCCAAAACGTCTAATGCTCTTGCTATCAATTCTAATGTTTTCAACATCTGCTTTCTTTTTGGTTTCATAATTCTGGATTCATCATCAGCATCAATAATACCTGCACTTTCTTCTTCTATTTTTTCATCATCAGGTTTTTGTTCAGGTAACATACGTTTTTCTTTTTCGGCTTTCCACATCTCATAAAATGCAGGTCGCCAATAAGTTTCCAAACTTTTTGCTAATGTTATAGGGTATTGTGAATTAGATAATTCAGCAAGCATACTTCTTGGGTTAGATACATCATCTTCTAGTATGTCATACTTCACAATATCATCAACAAAGTGTAATATGAAATGTTCATCATCTATCTCCATACCGAAAGGAACATGATAAATATCATCAGATTTCGTCATAAGTACCCACTTAGGATGTTTTTCTTCACCCTTCATGTAAGAAGACTTTGCATCTCGAAGTAGAATTTTACCGTTTTCATTATGTTCTAATAAGTCTTTTACTGCATTTTCCAAACCTTCTTCATCTGTAACCTTTAATGTTGAAGGACTAGGCACATGTACATTTTCATGACTATCAAATTGTCCTCTTAATAATTTGACTCTTTCTCTTGTATTCAAATCAGTAACATCTGTATTATCATAATGCATAACATCATTAATGTATAAACCATCATCGGTTCTTGTAGCGTCTATTGTATAATTCTTTTTTGTTAGTTTTCTTAAAGAGGAAAGTATTTCATTTGAAAGACCATATGTTTCATTGTCTATAGTAGTAGATTTTATGTGATTACCCGACCTAGCAATTTTCAATCTTTTACCTTCAACATGATGAGATGCAACCCATTCTCCTGTAAAACCTCTAAGTTGTTCTAAATCTTCTATTTCAAATATTTTATGTAAAGGTTCTATCAATGGCATTTCTGTAGGTAATTTCGCTTTTATCATGTATTCTCCACTTTGTACAGAACTACCTATTACATCACTCCCACCTTCTAAATTAATGCCACCATTTTGTGATATTTGTTGTTTTAATTGATTTACTGTATCTTCCCCATGTATATCTGTAAAACCATTCGGAGGTAAAAAGTTACTTTCAACATTGTTTGAACCTAATATCATTGTACCATCAGGTTGAGGTATAGCACCAAAACTAGGCGTTCCTCTAAAACCAGCGTAATGTGCTAAAGCACTATGCTCACTAGCATGTATGTTTCTTCCATTTGGATTACCAAGATGAGTTATCGGTACATTGCCCGGAACTAATCCAGTTTTCTTCTCAAATTCAATATCTTCATCAGGTGTTACTTCTTTAGATGGGTCTAACGATATTATAGAATGTAATGTATTTTTTTGATATTTTTTCCAATCAGAATCACTATGTTTTTTCCAACCCCTTTGTGGTCTTTTAACACCCATATCAAACATAGTTAATCCATATTTCTTATTACCTTCTTCACTTGCACGACCCATCCTTCTTCTAATTTCTTCAACGCCACCAAAAATATCTGAATTTTGAACAAAAGAACTTTTCAATTTCTTTCTTTGATTTGAATTTACACCTTGAGGTATTTCTAAATTATTCCACATTTCATCATAAACATCATGTCCGTGTTCATCTTCTCCTAAATTACTAATCCACCTATCATCTATTTCTTGACCAGCAGGATGAAAACCAGTGGTTATCATTTGACCGATTGTTGAAAGTTTCAAAGGTCCAGTTCGGAATATTTCTTGTTGCACATTTTTAGCCATAGCCTCAGTTTCTTTATTATTAGGTAAATTTAATTTATTCAATATTTGTTCAGGTGAATCTTGTTCAGTAACCATAACACCAAAATTATCTTCATGCATGAGATTGTGTATAGTTTCATGTTCAGGTATACCGACAGCACCTCTCTTAGAACCTAAATCAGTAGTAACAGTCGCTGAAACATCTTGAGGTGAATAACCTAATGATGTAATTCCATGATTAGTTTCATCTACACCTAACGCATTAATTGCTAATTTACGTAAATACGCTGTGTTAATGTAAAACTGCTCAGGATTAGAAGTATCAAAAGGATTAGCAATTTCACCTTTTTCAACCGCTTCTTGTATTTGGGGCATAATATACTGCTTTGCATATTGTGTAATAGCATCATTATCTGCTAACATTTGATTTTCTTTATGTTTATATCTATCTAAGTCAAAACTAGCCAAACTACCACTAGTTCTTTTTATTTCTTCATTATATGCTGTACGTAATTCAGGAACTAATGATTCTATAGTAGACTCTAAATCTTTTTTCGACTGTAATAATTTAGGGTCTTCAGGGTTTTCTAATAGCATTTGTTCAATTCTTGCAAGTTCTATTTCTTGTTTTTGTGCATAACTTTGAATATCGCCATATGAACCTAATTGTTTCACAGGATTACCATCTTCAATTCTTGTGTACTCATATTGTACAGGTTTGTCACTTTCTTTTAGTCTAACAGGTCTTATGTAATCATCATGGTCAGCGTTCAACCCTTCTATATCTTTATGTCTAAGTAGTGGTTGTTCAAGTATAACTTCCCCCATTTCATTGATGTTAGGTCTGAAAGTATAACCCCTTTGTATTGCTTCTCTATGTATATCTTTAGAGTTTTCTTGACCCATCTTAGTATAATCATCAATAGTACCTTTCATTTTAGGTGATTGCATATCGTGCATATCTTTTTGTAAACTAGATTGATGGTCAGTGTGGTTTTTATAATTTCTAGCAACACGTTTTGCAGTTTCGTCTTTTGCAGTAGAAGAATCATGATGGCTATACGCATCAATAAGACCACCACTAGTTTCACCTGCTCCTAAATTAGAATGATTCATGAAACCTGACAAACCTATACCATGTTCATGGGGTACAAACTTCATACCTTCTAATCGCTTATATTCATTAGTAACAGGGTCTAACACATTTTCATAGGGCATAGATGTACCGAATAAAGAAGTAAGTTTTCCATCCTCTTCTTTATGAATAGTATGATTATGTAAGAATTCCATAAAATGGTCAGGACTTATTGGATAGCCGCCTATTTCAAACCCTTTTCCAAAAAAATTACCAACAGGTACATGTTCTCCAAATTCTCCTTCTCTAAATCCTGACATTTCATCTTTAGAAAGAAGACCTTTACCTACTGAACTAATTCTATCAAAAGGAGTAAACGCCCTTCTTATATCTTTTTGTTGACGAGAAAGACCTAATTTATTATCAAATAGTTTTTTTAGTTCTTTCATATCATTATTTGATAGTATTTCTATATTCTTTCCAAACATCTTATGTTTACCATTTTTATTTTTATAACCACCAACTCCATCAGATTCCATATGTATTAAATCTAAAAAATCATTAAATTTCATTTGATTGAAATTTCTTTTATCTTTTATCTTTTCATTAACATCTTGTAATTCACCATTTTTAAAATCACCACCTTCTAATACATGTTTGTAAGCATCATACAAAGGATTTGCTGATTTTTCTTTTTTGAAATATTTAGTTAAATTATTTATCAATCTTTTATTTTTTGCATCTATATTAAAAAGTGGTAAAGGTTTTAATTTGTTACCATGTATATATTCGTTAACCTCATTTTCAACATGTTCATATAAATCTAGTTCATCTAAACTTTCTTGCGTTGTACCATATTCACCGCCTTCAACATCAGCCCTTTCAATATCACTTTGTACACTCGGTGGTTTTTGATTTATATTTCTCATAGCCTGATTATATTCATGTTTAGTACGCATTCTAAATTGTCTTTTTAGATAACCTACAGGTAACTTACTACCATCACTCAAAGTAATGAATTGTTTGTTTTTATCATTATATTGATTATCAATCAAATGTTGTTTAACTTTACTTCTATCTATAGGAGATAGCCAAGCCAAACCAAGAGCATTATCTAACCATCCTAATTTATATGGATGTTTTATAACAGTAGATTTTTTTAATTCTTTCTTAGCATTACGTATTAAATCATCCTCTTCATCATATCGTAAAGAACGATTCTTTATATCGGCGATTATGTCATCTATTATTTCTTTTTCAGACTTACCTGTTTTTCTCATTTGATATTCTAAATTAGATACAGGTTCTTCATAATGACTTGTACTAGTCCATTCAGCCATAGCATCTTTCGCATGTAACTCTCTTATCTGATTTTCATCTAAATCTGAAAATGCTTGACTATTTTCTTGATACTTACTATCTTTCCATTTTTGATAATTCTTTTCATAAAAGTGATGAAAATGCCTATTATCAGACCCTAATTTTCCAAGAAAATGTTGTTTATTTTTATAACCGGATATTATTGGATTACTGGAATGTGTTTTCTCATGTCTATCTATGGCTTCACCATCTTTTTCAGATTCACTTTTTGATTCACTATCAGTAAAATCTTTAGCAACATAGTTTGTGTTTTTATGTAAATACATAGCACCTCCATATATAGGATGTACATTTCTATCAGGGTGTATACCACGTTTGAAAAAATTGGGTAAAGTAGCATTTTTTTCACTAACCTCCGGCCATCCTGTCATTTCATGTGCCATTTTCACATTCATGGGTATTTCACCATGATGCATATGTTTTGCAGGTTCACCTAATAAAACTCTTTTGAATCTCTTTTCATCCTTATCAGATATCTTCGGTCTACGAAATTCTTTTCTATCTTCTAATACTGGTGGTTTCGGTCTTGTAACACCAACACCTAAATTTGGGTCAGTGTAATATATTCTACCATCTCTATCTTTATAACCTATTATTCTTCCACCTTCTTCTACGGCTTGAAGTTTATCAGACGCTTTCATGATATCATAAGCAATATCATCAATCCAACTTTTATTGATTTCTAAGTTATGGTGATGTAAATTAGTTAATGAATTAACAAATTCTGTTAACTCTTCAGAAACATCGTCAAATGCCATGTACGATTTTATTAAATCATCTCTACTTCTTTTATAGATTTGAAAGGCATCTTCCTGCATGTTATCATCCCCTCACCTCATTGTTTGTTTATTAGGGCAGCCGTAAAAAGACATACCTTCATGTAATTTACAACCTGTGACTGAAGTACCACCACAAGTTGAACAAGCCTCCAAACTTAGAGTTCCTTTTTTTATGACTTTTATCTTAGTCATCTCTCTCACTCCAAATCAGAACCAGTAGGAGATTTTCCACCCATGTCATCTAATTTGATGTTTAAGTCGTGAGGATTAAGTTTTTTATTCAAAGTTTCAAGATTAGGTGTTTCATTTATTGCACCTGAGTTTTTTACAACTTCAGAATCTAAAAGAGCATTGTTAGTTCCATAGAATGCATTTCTTGCAGATTCACCGGATACTATGTGAAATTCTTGACCCGCAGGTTGAGTAGAATGAGTTGTTTCTAAATGAACAACACCTTTTTTCATATCACCGTATTTTTTCATCCCACAACCATTTTTTTGTACCATGCAATGTGCCTTCTTCAAACCGCACGTAGGACATTCTTCTGCTTTTTCTAAAACATCTAATCTTTTAACCAAGAGTTCTGCTTTAGTCATCATGTCTTTTACTTCTTTTGCTACTGGTTCATATCGAGGCTTCATTAATACAACTCCTTTACTTCTCTATGTTGGTCGGCCATTTCATGTATATCGGCCCATGTCATGTCGTGAATTTCTTCATTTGAATAAGAATCAGGATTAGCAGAATTAGGTATTTGAGACTTAGTAAAAGTATCTGCTCTAAAAGCATCAACTTCAACATCTTCAGAAAAAGGTGTACGTACTGGTACAAACCCTGCTTTTTTCAGTATTGCTTGTGGAGAATTAATCATTTTTCTTAAATTTATAATTTCATTGTCCATTGATTCCATTTTTGTAATCAAAGTATTCATCAATTTTTCAGTAACATCGTTATCTGTCATTTAATCACCTATCTATACTCGGCGACCAAATGTTCCTGTAACTCTTTTTATTGCACCATGTGTTCGTGCAGGAGGCATGTAACCCTTCAAAACATCACCACGTTGTGAAGCGTCAAATTTACTACCAGTTTCATTAAATTTAGCAAGTGGAACACCGCCAACATATTGTGCAGTGCCAGTTAAATCGATTAGGTTTTCGCTCTTTCTGACTATATCTGTCAAATCGTTATCTAAATAATTTGCAAACTTGATGATTTCGGATAAATGTGCTCTTGCTTGTACCTCATCACCTTCTTCTACCGCACTGGTGAATGCTTGCTGATGCACTCCCATTTTTCTAACCATTGAATCCATTTTTTGTAAGTCCACTTGTCTCACCTATGCACGTCGAGTGTATACCTGTTATTTTAACTAAGCCCCTTTAATCCGCCTAGAATCTTGTAAACCCTTCTGATTCTTTTCAGCAAGAGTAGGTTGTGGACCTCTTTGTTGAACACTAGAAATTGGAGAGCCGATACCTCCACTAGTTCTTGCTTGTGGCCTTGCTGGACTACTTGGAGTTCTCAATCCGACACCTTCACCTCCGGGTTGTGATGGAGGGACTATCATACCTGCCATTCCTCCTCCCGGTGGTACTCCCGGTGGCATTCCTCCTCCCGGCGGTACTCCCGGTGGCATTGCTCCTCCCGGTGCAGGTGGCATTGCTGGATTTCCACCTTCAGGTGCTGGTATCTTCTTGTATGTAAATCTAATATCCCTATCCCCATCTTCCATTAATTCAGGTTGATAACCAAGCATAACCATTCTTTGTGCAAGATTGACTTCCATCTCATCTCTTCTAAGTCTAGTAATTTCATCTTCTTCTTCATTCGGATATAATGTTAGTTTCCAATCATGAACATTCATTTGTTTTAACATGCGTGGAAATAAAACATCTGTGTAGACTTTCTGACCAAATTCAACTGCTCTATTAGTAACAAGTATTTGCATACCTTCATTATTCAAACCACCACTTTTACCATTATCTATCATGAAGATACTACTAACTCCAAAATATGCAGCAATACGATTTCTTATTTCATCTCTCACAGCAATATACTGCATTTCTTCAAGAGTATCCATGAACTTAATCCATTGAACTCCACCTCTACCAGTCTGACTTTCGATACCAACTTTAGGAATATAATGTGGGTCTCTTTCCATTTTCTCGTCAACTGTTTTCCAAAAAGATTTCATTGATTCTAAATTATCGGTAGTGACAGAAATTATACCTTTTGGGCTTCTTCTTTTTTGGTATGCTGTATACATGTAATTATCCATTGCAGTAAGAGTCATCGCCTGTCTCCACAAAGTGTTCACCGGACTTCTACCATACAACTTACTTGGATTATATTTACTAATATGGATAACTTCTCCTTCTAAGTAATATTGAGTTTTACCGCTTCCAGCCATATTAACATAATGAGCATCTTGTTTAGTATTTCCACAAACGGAACACGGTTCATCTTCACCCGGATAAGATATTTGGTCACGGTGAATTGGACAGACTTTGTATCTACCGCCTCTTACACCCCTTTTATCGGCAACAATTCTCATAAAAATAGGGTCGCCTCGTAAAACTTCTTTCACTCTATAGAATCCTATCTCGGAGGTTTCAGGGTCAACATAATATTCTTTAATTAGTATTAAGAAAGCATCATCTACTATATTCAAATCTCTTTCAATTTCATGTAAAACTTGTATGAAAGATTGTTCCATAGAATTTTGTTGTTTTAACAACCATTTAGCATAAATTACCTCATCTACATTCGGCGGTGCTACTTCTCCACCACATTGAACACACACATCTACTTCTTGTGTATATTCTTCTTGACATTGTGTACATTTAAATTGAAAATTTTTTTCCCAATAATATCCTCTTCTAAAAATTTCTTGACCTAATTTAGATATGACTGTGCGAAGAATTAAATTTTCGTGAGAAACCGCAAAAAGTGCAGGTATAGTAATACCTTGTGCTAATACAGGTTCTTGTATACCAGTCGTATAAAGTGGCATTTGTGGTTGAGGAGTAGTTCTTCTACGGTTACTACCAGTTAACCTTTCAATGAATCTACCAATCACACCTTTTTCTTCTTCGGCCACTATAATCCCTCCTTCCACTTGGCGATGTCATCAGAAGCGACACCCCATTCCGTTAAAAGACCACTTGCTTTAGTAGTATCATCACTCCAATTACTATATTTGACTAGTTTTTGTAACTCATCTTTTCTCACACTATCAGTTTCATCTATAAAAGCAAGCACTGCTTTTGCTTGTATGTCTTTCATTTTCAAATGAGGAAGTATTTGAGTCAATAACTTACGAATATCTCCTTTAGAATAAAATTGCAAACGATGTTGACTCCTTTGACTATCTTTGTATATTTTTTGGTCTAGTTGTAAAACACCACAACCTAATGTTTTCTGTAATTGCTCACAATGAATTTTACCTCTTGAACCTGTAGCAACAAAACCTGCTCTTGGCTCTCCTCTTTTAGTTATAGAAATATAACCATCTGCATCTAAAAATCCTGCTGCATATGCATATGGGTCTTTTAATATCAAACCGGACTTATCCATTTTAACAAAAGTTCCTCTTTTACCTCCTGCAATAATATCCACTTCTTCACCGTAAACACTGATTAATTTTGATAATTTCATTGGTGTCATGCTTTTATGTAAAATTTTAGCATCAGATAAATTTTCAAAAAGTCCTCTACCTGACATTGAACCTCTTTCTGCAAGTAATTCAGCACTTTTTATCAAAGCATCAGTTTCTTTTTCAGTTAATTTATCTATTTGATGAAGTGTAGTTTTCCACAATTTTTTAGCATCTTTTCTTATATTCATTGCTTGTACCCAAGCCTTTTCCTCTTCTTTACCCCAAACATCCACATGTTCATCAAGTTTAGAAAGTAGTTCATCTGCTTCTTGCCATTGATTACATGCACGAATTAAATTGGCTTTTCTCGTATCGCCAAATTTTCTAAGCGATTTTAAATCTCTATCACTTAATCCAAATTTGTGTATAACCCCTTCATAATCTCCACACCATGAAACAGATTGTAATGTACCTCTCACTTCTAATGCTTTCAACATTCTGACATCTTCTATCATACCATCAATTTCTTCTTTTGAATGTTTATTATGTCTTCTTGCTTTTCGTAGTCTACCAACAAAGTCGGATGCTGTACAACCTAAATGAGTTTCAAACCACCCTTCACCGTTATCTGCAAACATCTGCATACTAAGACCACCTACTTCTATTTTCATTTTCTTCTTTTATTATCGTATCATTCAAGGTATCACCCAATCGTTATTTCTTTTTCCGCTGTCAAACCACGAATCAAACGCGGGCATGACATCATCGAGTAGCATAACACTTCCCTTAAATTCTTTTGTGGCCCAATTAGCCAAAGCAAGGCTCATTGCTAAGTCATCGTGTACTCCCACACTTTCTAATTTACCATTTTTCTGCATACCAAAACGATTTAATTCTTGTTCTAGTTTATGTGTATATGTTCTACTTCTTTCATCTCCGTATGGTAATTTAATGTGTCCTTGTTCAAAAGCAAGAAGAAGGCTCATAAATAGAGATTCTTTTTTAGTTCTTGTAGTCATAAACACTCGAATAGGCATATCTGCTGCCATTTCTCTCATTTCTGCTTCTAGCATTCTTTGGAAATTGTTACCTTCAAGTTCAATCAAATCAGGGCTAAAACGACTATTTAACATAACCATCATTCTTTTCTGAGCCATTGTGCTCATCCCTCTTTCATGTACAACATGGATTATTTCTTTGAAAGGTTCATTTGGTTTTTGTCTCATTACAGTCATCGCAGTAAAGTCAGCATTTTTATCAGAAGATATAGCAGGGTCATGACCTATGAAGTGTTGACCAAAAACACCATCCGGTTCACCTTCCTCATTGTAATTTGTTTCTGCTCTATCTAATAAAACTAAATTTGTATCTCTAGCAGCCTCTAATATGTCCATAGGAAACATACTTGCAACATCGTGAATTGGCTCACAAAGATATTCACGAGAAAATTGGATAGCGGGCATTGAAAGTCTTCTTTGTTCTAAAGCCGCCATATCCCAACGTTCAGGCCATAATGCAACTCCTTCAGAATCAATTGCAGGATAAGTTTCAACTCTAAATGTTTCTTTTTGTTCTAATTCCGCATATAAGTCATTGTAACTAAATGGTGTGCCAACCATCATTAATTTACTACTATGGTGAAGAACTGGAAGAAGTACACCGTAAAACCAATCAGCAGTTCTTTGAAGTTCAGTTCCACTAGTACCCCAAAGAATATCGTCACACACAACAACATCAGGGTGGAAACCACGAGTAGCCCCACCAACCGATTTAGCCATCAAACGACTACCGTTTGTAAACTCGAAGTAAGACTTTGCCCACGGTTGTTTTCCGGCTGGCTTCAAATGATGGAGTACTGGAGTATTATCTATTAAATTTCTGATAAATCTCATATGTTCGAGTGTCTGTTCAAGAGAGTGAGAAAATATCATAATGTGTGTTTTCTTGTTAAATGCTGCTAACCATAAAGCATATGACATAAAAAATACAGACTTACCGTGGTCTCTTGACGCTTTCACACAATAATAAGAATGTTCAGTTAAACCTGTTTCCCATGATTTATGATGATGATTGTAAAGAAACTCTAAGCATTCTGTAAAAAAATAATGAAATGACTTTTTAGCCATTTTTCTATCCATTTCAATAATGAATGATTTCATGTCTTCATTATCTTCAATCATATTAATCACTATTGGCCTCTAAGTGTTTTCGCTCGTTTCATTGCTTCCGGGTCAATACTATCAAGAAGTTTATTGCTATCGACAACCTTGACTGGATTTGATGCTGTTGCTGGACTTGCTATGTGCATAGATTCCGGCTTTGTTAACGTGCTTACAAAACCCTCAGTGGAAGGATATGACATCTGTTCATCGGGCATTAATGCTGGTTTTTCAAAACCACTTGTCGTACCTGCGGTTGTATAATCTCCAATTGTTTTTGGCATACCTGCAATTTTACCCGGTGCATCCATTGCTACATTAGTAGCAGCCGTACCAAGATTCATAGTTTGTTGTCCAGCAATACCAGCCCTTCCTAAATCAGAAATCATATCACCACCTTGACTTTCAGATAAAGTTCGTGCTGCATTCCAAGCACCTAACCCTGCACCTGCTACTCTACCAGCAAGACCTATACCTATTTGTGCAGGATTATACATTCTTTTTCCTTCTTCATCTAATCCAAAAAGATTTCTTTTTTTACCATCTACAGTAGTGAAAACGTTACCTACACCGATTTGTGTACCTCCACCTCCACTACTTTCAGGAGCAGGTGTCATAGTATTGACGGCGGCTACTGGTGCAGCATTACTCTGTTGCTTAATTATACCAACGTATGATTTTTTTATTCCAACATAACTCATTTTAATCCCCCACTAAAAGATACTTTGACCGCTTTGATAATTGTATCACTGTACCCATATGTCTTATGAATTCTTTCCCAATCTCCTTTTGTATGTAAAATAGTTCTAATATCTTGAGATGTTACATTTAATCTTTTAGCCATAAAGTTAACATCAATACTTGAAGATTTATTCAAGTTATTATTAGGCACATGTTTCAACACACTTTCATCAGCAAAAGCATCAGTTAATTGTAATTTTTCCATCATTTTAATTAATTTCTCCGCTTTTTGAAAGTCACTAAGTAAAGATTGTTGCGGGTCTGCAAAAGCACTTTGTGCTCTCCGCCTTTGTTCTTCAGTAATTCTTAATCTTTGATTATCTGATAAATCTCTCATGGCTTGTTCTGTACCTTCGGGTGTTTGAGATGCTCGTTGTCTTGCCGCTACAGCACTTGGAAGTAAAGACTGGAAATTAGGTGGAGGGGGTGTAGGTAATTGAGATGGAGTACTAGGAAAATCACCCAAAGTCATTTGTCCACTAGGTCTCACTTGTACTTGTCCTCGTGAAGTGATTGTAGGTTTCAAAGGTGCTCCAGTAGATGTAGTAGATGTATCAACAACAGGTGGTGTAGCAACAGGTGGTGTAGCAACAGGTGGTGTTTGCCCTCCTCTTGTATTCATAGCAGGACTAACCATAGCGTGTTGTACGTGTTCAGGTATACCTAAATCGGCATCAGGAAAACCACCTCTTATGTTAGTCATTTGAGCATTACCCATAGGTTGTACCTCAAGTAATTCTTCATTTGTTAAATGTCTAGCAGGTTCTAAACCTTTAGATTCTACTAACAATTTTGATAAATGATTTAATATGTTAACTTTACTTTCTGTATATGGTGTTGTTATTGTTGAAGTTAAACCGTGTTTTTCTTTTATTTCCTGTGGTAACTCTTCATTAATAAGATTAGGATTAACTTGTGCATGTGCAAATCTTTTTGCTGCCGCCCCATGAGTATTCATACCCCTTCCCATTTTTATTTTACCATCAGAAAGTTTTTGACCCGCATAACCAACACCTTCGGCAAATTTTGAAGAATGATTTACTAAATCAGCCGTTGTTAGATGTGGTACGCCTTCTCTGCCTTCTGCACCTACCATATCTTCAATTGCGTCATCTATGCGTAAATGGTAACTACCGAACTTTTTCACCGAACCATCTTCATTTCTTCTAGTCTTATTATTGCGTGAATTGTTTCCTGCTAAAGTTTCAAAGCCTATTAAAGAACTCATAGTTTCTATAAAATCATTCGCTAAACTATGTTTTGGGTCTGTTGATTGTTCTGGTATTCTTGCGTCTTTCCAACTTTCTAATGCTTCTCTTAAAGTATGTGTTGTATTTTTTTGTTTTGTACCATAGACATATTTATTTTGTAAACTATCATATTTTGTTTCAGGTGTAGTATTAACCCATGTTAATTCATCTAAAATAGGGTCTTCCATGTCAATAGGAGCATGTTCTATGCCCGATGTATGATGTCTTTCGTCAGATATTGCTTGAAATTCTGGTGGTAACATTCTATTAATTCTTTCAAAAAGACCACCATGTAACCCTCCGGGTTTAAAAATACCATGC